GCTACTGATTTTTTACCATGACATTGGGTATTGTTTGCAGTTAAATTAACTTCTTTAACAGAGTCATAAGAATCAAATACTAAGTTTTCATCATCAAATGAAGTAAAGCAAGAGGGTCCTCTATCATTATAAACATTTATTTTAATACCAGTTGAATCACTTACCACTGTAATAAGAGCATCACCACTATCTCTATTATCAGTAATATGTAAGAATTCTTCAGGAGTTTTATATTCTATAACTTGATATAAATTTTTAGTTGCTCCTAACTCTTTATTGTCATACTTGATCCATTTTAAATCTATAATGGAATCAGGTAAAGACATATGAGTAGGTCTTGCTACAGTACTAGTAGGTGTTAATTGAAATAACTCATAAAGAAAAGGAAAGTCTTTTCCATCTATAATATTATAATAAGTAGACTTAACAATTTGAGCTACTTGAAGAGACTCAACACTATCATTAATAGAACTAACTTCATCTGAATCCATATCAGATAAGATATCTTGAACTATTTGAATTAAAGTCATACTAGCCATAATATTACTCCGTTAACCTTATTGCTATCATATTTGCTTCATCTACAGTAATAGCAGTAGCTGACGAAGTAGCATCTCCAGCAATATGAATAGAAAGAACTTGTGAAGCAGTAACTGTTAATAGAGCAGAGCCAGATACAAATAGAGTTTCAGCACCAGGATCTGTTTTATGTACATGTACTTTACGACCTGTTGGAGTACCATCTAATGCTAATTTAAAATTATAAGCAGTACCTGCTGCAAGAGCAGCTGTTGAAAAATTAGCCCAAAAATCTACACGATATGTTCCTGCGTTAGCTAATGTCATTGTTCCATCAGCAGCAGTAGTAGTTACATTTTTTACTAACCCTTGAGTCCATGCTGTTCCAGGATCAAGTCTTGAATATGCGGAAGCGGCAGCTAATGTAAATGAAGTAGCTCCACTTGTAATATATAATTCACCATAAATCTTACCCATTGGGTATTGCCAAGTACCAGAGCCTGCTCCGTCTGCCTGATAAACTTTATTTACTAAAGCAGTAGCAGCTCCTTGAGGCTCTATAATTATCCAATTACCAGATCCAGCACCATCAGATACATAAACTTTATTGACAGTAGCTGAGGCTACGCCTTTAGGTTCATGAAGATTAGCACCTGTAAGTACACTATGTTGTATTGTCATTTAAATTCCTTAAGTAAAAAGAAGGGCCTTCAGGATGAAGACCCATCAATTTATATTACATCTTTCTAGTTCTCGTCAAGTACGTATTCAACAACAAGACGTCCTTTACCAGCTGTTAGATCAGCAACAGTTGGAGTAACAACTACTTCACCAGCAGTAGCTCCAATTGTAAATCCTACTAATGCACCAGCACCTGTATAAACAGCCCCTGCTACAGCAATAGCAGTTTGTGTTAATGAAGCAGCTGTATGCAAACCATCAGCATCAATAGCAACGTTAGCTGAAGTGTAGAAGCCAATATCTAAATCTGTAGTTGTAGAGGTTGATGTAAAAGCTACATCAACATAAAACTTAGATGAGACAATGGTTGCATTTGCAGGAATAACTTGTTGAAGGTTACTTGCAGTTGCAGATGGAAGATCATTATAACTAAAATCCCAAATAGCAGATTTAATTATACCGTTTTTGGTGCTTTGTTGGCCACCAAATTTACCATTTGTTGTTCTAACTCCGTAAGAGTTTAAAACAGCACGTTTTGAATCAAGTTCGAAACCCATGTTATTCTCCTAGTAAGTTAAAGTTGTTGTTAAAATAGTACCTAATGTATCTACACGTTGAGCACCTAAGCCAAAACGTGAAGTTACTTGATACTTGTCTGCTCTTTCTTCATTGTCTCTCCAACCTTCAGTCTTAGGAGCACGTCTCCAAGCATGCATGATTGGTTTAGTACTATCGTCAGAAACACACATAAAGAGATTGGCAACATCACCAATAGCAGCAGTTGTGTTTGCTAGATTGTAAGAAGAAGCATTAAGTGCCTCTGTAGCAGTCTTTACAGGTAAGAAGTTTGAAGTCCAAATATCAAAACCAAAAATGTTGCGAACAAATTTGTGATCTTTAGCAAAACCTTCTGTAATAATACCTTCAAACATTGGATTGTTAGAAACATTCACAAGATTTGTAAGACTGTTTAAAGTTGCTTCAACAATTGGATCAACAATTGCCATGCGACCTGCAGCAGGAACATTTGCTTTATCAAACGCAAGCTTCATACCAATTAGATCTGACATACTTATAACCCTAGTAGTAACACCAGCACCACCACCAATCCAACGGTGAGGACGACCATTTACTAAGTTTACGTTAGCATTAGTTTGAGCAGCATTAGCTACCGCTAAGAAACGTGTTTCATGGTTTTCACCAAGAGCACGTGTTGATTCCATTGCACGCATAGACATTAAAGAATCTATTTGAGCACCATCTTCACGAAGATCATCAGACACTTTCCAAGCATCACCAATGTAATCAGTGATAGTAAGTGTAATATTTCCTGTGTCGATAGGATTAAAGTTTAGTGGTGTATCTTCTGCAGCATCTTGAATTGTTACCGTACCAACAGTTTTAATATTTAAAGTTGTACCAGAACCGAAGTCTGAAACATCTCTATATAAACCTTCTGGCAATAGGTAATCGTGTAAATTATCAAGAATGAACTGAGAATACTGCGTAGCCTCCACAAAGGCTGTTGTATTACTCGTTAACATTGACATATTATTTCCTTATTGTGATAAATTTAATTTAGCCTTTTCTCCTGCAATTTTCCAAGCATTAACTAAATCTTTTGTCGTAGCTCCTTGTTTGACTCTAGCAGATAACTGACTAGGATCTCCCTTTTGATTCAGAGCTTGCGTATTAACTGTACTAGATTGTTGACCTAAAATTTCTGAAGGTCTATTATCTAATCCAGCAAGTTTTAGTACAAGGCTTGGCGTATTAGAAGCTAAGCTATTTAATTGTTGTGTAGTTAATCCAGACTCACGAGCTACAGTATTATAGGCATTCTCTGCATTATTTCCATACTTCTCAGTAAACTTTGCAGCCACTGAATTAGCATTTTGTTTAGCAGATTTTTGCTGTTCTTTGTATTCGATTGTTTGGTCAACCAATTTCATTAATTTATCTTGATCAAATTCACCAGTAGAGAGGTTTTCTCTAGGTTGAATGCCAGACTTAATTTCATCTAAAAGTTCTTCTGTTGTTCTACGTTTAGTTAGTTCTTCTTTTAAAGTTGCAAGTTCAGACTCAAGAGTTTGAATATGCTTCTGAGCATGAGGAACAGATTTTAACGCATCTTCTACAGATGTATACTTTTTACCACTTCCTACTAATTCTGAGGCTTCTGTCGGAATCTCAAATTGAGGAACTTGGCTATCTTTTGTTTGAACTTCGTTGGTACTAGGCTCAATGTTTATATTTTCTTCAGACACTTTTTTCTCCTTGGTCAGGTACTAATGTTTGAAGTTTAGAAAGAGCTTTTTGAATACCTAATTGAAATGCTTGAAACTCACTCCAAGCAGGCAGAGTAAAATTTTCTTCATCTATACATTTACGTTTAGACAAATCAATTTGATCTGTTAGATATTCTTGTATCTCTTTAAAAACTTCTGTTTTTGATAAGCTTTTAGCTTTTTCAGATTTTAAATCCATCTTACAATTATAACATACTTTAACTTAAAAGTCAAGCAGTATTATTTTCATCCATCATTTCAGGAGGAATTTGACTTGTAGTTTGATCAAGCATATTTTCTTCTAAAGGAACTGCCTCTTGAGATTGCATTGTTTGTTTTACTTGTTCAATGATTTGTTGTGTTTCTGCTTGTTCAAATACAGCAACATTATCTTTAATAAACTGATATTGTTCAAAACCCATATATTCTTCAACCATTTTAGCAAGACGTTTAGCAGAAATATGAGGGCCAATAAGTTGTCCTAAAGGACTATTAAATACTCCTAACATATTTTGTACAAGTTGTGCTCTTGTTGCAAAATGTCTAGCTCCTATAGGACGTAATTTACCTTTAGCAGTAATATCCTCTTTAGTAATTGACATAAAATCTACAACTCCTAAATCATTATCCATAACTTTAGCTAATTCAGCAATATCCATATTTCTTTTAGACATCTCTAGCATAGTGTTAAGAATAGGTTCAAGAAATTGAATTTCAAATTTATTAACTTTATGTTGAAATATTCGTCCAGCAGAATTTTGTAATTGCTGAACTTCAAAAGCAGTTTTTTCTCCAGGAGTTCTAAAACCCATAGCTTCTTTAGGAGCCCCTGCCATTTCTTCCATAATATTAAGTAAAGCCCCTATTTCATTATTAACTTGAAAAGCAGCTGAGTTAGGAGGTAACATACTTATATCACCATCTTCTGGTATATGAATAGTAGCTTCAGGACCCCAAATAAAGGGTTCAATATCTCCCTTAATAACCATTGGTGGATGAATAGTTAAATCAAGAGCATCAGCTTTTAGATTTTCAAGATGATCTACACGATATTGCATACCAACTAGGTTATCTAATGGACCCATACCATAAAGGTTATCAGGTCTTTCTCTCCAACCTACATGATGTTTATTATCACAACCTAACCAAGATGGATTTTCTATATTACGAATAATATAACTTCTATCAATGATTGTAATAATTCTACGTTCTAGTAAAGTATCATTTACTTCATCATAAATATCACCTTCAAACTCTAATATTTCTACTAACCCTGATTGATAGTATTCTTGTAAAGATCCAAAACCATCAACAAGAAAACCTTCAGCTTTATTAATATCTTCCATTTTAAAAGCACTTATACTATGACGAACTGCAATAGCTTTTTCAAAAGCTACTTTATCATAATTTAAATCAGTACGATAAAGAATATCTTTTTTTAATTCTCCAACAGATTTTACATATCTAGTAAATTTAGGAGATTCTTTAAAAGTAGTTGCTACAGGATTAAATACAATATCAAATGGAGAAATTCTAACTAGTTTAGGACCACGATATGTAGTAATTTGTTCTTCTGTATATGGATCTTTATGTCCTTCATTAACATAAATAACATTTGCAAATACATTACCATAATCAATATAATCATAAACAAGTTGTGCAACGGTTTCTCTAAAATTAGACTCTCTAAGTTTAGTTTTAAGATAAGCTTCAATTGCCATTCTTTTTTTATGAGTACTAGATTCTAAATTGTAACCTTCCCATTTTAACCAATCGTCATTAGGAAACAAAGCATCCATATAGTTAGCATGTAGGTTATCTCGTATCTGTGTTAGCTTAGGAAGTGTTGTTTTATTCTTCCAAGGAAGTTTAGAGTTAGTAGTTTTAGTAGTATCAGT